GCATACGAGATTCCTCTACGTCTCGTGGGCTCGGAGATGTGTATAAGAGACAGAATGATTTCTGCACGGTAGACAAACTGGCAGTGTTGAACCCTAGCCCTGCAGCAAACTCAGGAGAAACCGACTTTTGACCAATAGATCCCGGCGTGGCTCCTTTGGCTTCTACTTCAGCTTTTGTTGCGCCGAATATCTGTTCACCTTTTTCGTTAGTTGCTTCGAAAACAAACACAGGCTTGTCAACTTTTTCAGCCGCAGATTTGTATCCGGGAACGTAGTTGGTTGAATACGAAGTTCCTTTGAATGTTCTGTCACCGATAACACGAGCACCTAAGTCGTCCCACGTTCCAAACTTGGTTCCTGTTAAACCGACGATTTGCTTTTCTAGTTCGTCTCGCGTACCTACAACACCACTCTCTGTTTCCCAAAGCTGTTTGGTTACCTCATTAGGCTCTACAGGCGTAATCTCTCCTGTTCCGAACCGACGGTGGGTAACCGTGTAGTTGGGAAAGTTTTTATCCAATATGTTTAGTTGTTGGATTGGACCGTCAGGAGTCGTGCGTCCGTACGGCGTAACTATTGATTCGGCTTTGGCTTTTGCTTCCGCTTCTTGGCGTTTCTTTTCTTCTTCTTCCGCTAATGCAGTACGGGTACGATTGCCCTTTATCATTTGGGATACAGCGTATAAGCCTAAAAGTAGTGGATCTGCCATATTACATGTCCCCCATAGCTAAAAAGGACTGCGGTGTCTGCTTTGGTGCAGTATCTTGAACAGGCTGAGACTCCCGCTTTGCCATCATTTCTATTTCCATACGCTCTTGTCGGTTTAGTTCTTCGTTCATTGCTTCAAACAATTCAGGGTTGCGCTGTTTCAAGATTCTAAAGAATGAAACGTCGTCAACCTCACCCTCTACAATACCTTCTTCTTGGTTGGGGTCTATCATCATGCGTGGTTCAAGACCCTCTTCCAAACCCCTGTGGTACAAGTATATACCAATACTGGGCTTAATCAGTTCGGCTACATCAGGGGTGTAGAATCCACTCATAAAACCTTTGAAAGCAATCTGGGAAACCAACTCTTCGATAGATATCCCTGCAGCCATGAGGCGTAGCATGTCGCGTTCACGAGTCGGTTCTTCTAGCTTATCCAAAACAAAGTCCAGAGCCTCATCGGGATTTGTAAACTGCGGCGGTCTTTCCCACGGCCACTGTCCGGGTCTATCTGTAAGGGAATGTCCCGGCGGGGCTGCTACAGCAGTAATCTTTTCCATTGTCATAATGTTACGACCTTACGCTTTAACTTTTTTTGTTGTGTATTTCCGTGTCAACGAAGCGGACGGGCTACTTGCACTTGAAAGGGTAATTGTAGGGGCACTACGAATGTTTGGTGATGGTGGTCTGAATCCCTGAGACATTTGAATTAATTTTTGGGAGACTCGTTGATCTTGAATTGCACGGGATATACGATCAGAGTTACCGAATGGTATCATCTGGGCTTGTCCGGCACGAGCAAGCTGCTTTGCCCCACTAGGACCGACGCCTCTAATTGCGGGGGCTTGTGGTAGATCGCTCATCTTTGTAGGATCGGTAGGCGGTGTTAAGGCACCCCCAACTAAGTCCCCGACAAAATCACCTATGTCTTGTGTGGTTACACCTGTAAATGAACCTACACTACTTAAAAAACTTTGTGCACCAGACGGAAGATAGCTAGTCGCAGTATTGAGAGTGGAAGTAACCCCTGCCCCTATGCTGCTGCCTATTTTACCCATAACAGTTTGAAAAATATTGCTCATCTTTTCCCCTATCCAAATATCGAGTCGATTGCTTTGACTTTCAAGAAGTCATCGAACTGATCGTCATACAGGCTTTTACTTCCGGCAATTTGTGCAGATTGCATAGCTGCATTGTGGGCACGTTCTTGCTGATTTTCAGATATTTGCATAGACCACGAAGCTTGATCTCTATATAGCTGCCACAAATTATTCAAGGAATTTTGATTCAAACCAAGAAGCGTCTGTACGTTCTGCTGATTAGCTGCGTTTTCTGCTGCGGTGTTTGCAGTGTTTATTTGTCTGCGCCAAGCAACGTTGCTTTGATCGATAGTTGATTGCATGTTTGCATTGAACTGTTGGCGGGATGCTTCCATAGACGCATTGAATTGCTCCATAGCATTGCCCTGATTAACGTTAAACTGATCTATGGAAGCAGCACGTTGTTTATTTGCAGATTCAATCTGTGAACCTAGTTCTGCAAAAAACATATCAACTTCAGTCTCTGCTTTTGCGTTGAATTGTTTAGCCGCATTGTCAGCAGCCATGTCAGATAATTTCATCTGTACTGCAGACTGATAATTAATTGTATCAGCTTGTTGTTGATTAGTCAAGTTCTGTGTTTCAATCGTAAGAAACGTCTTTGCATTTTGTACTGCTGCAGTCTGTCGGTTGTTAAGATTAGCCATATCCATGTTGGCTAAAGCTACAGCGTTTTGTAATTCTGCTTGTTGTTTGTTGCTTAAATTTGCAAGCTGGATGTTTGCATACTTTTCAGCATCTCTAGATGCAATTTCTACGCCGGATTCCGTTATGGCTTGAATCATAGCCGCTGCAGCCATAGAACTAGAACCTAGCCCACGCTGCTGCATAATTGCGCTTACTTTTCGTACTTGCGGAGAAGCCCACGGGGGAAGTGCCTGACCAGCCGCAACAGAACTCATAATCTGTCCTAGTTGATACTGGACAGTTGCTTGCGGATCTAAGCTGGCAGTTTGTGCTTGGGCTAAAGAGGCGGGAGATAGTTGCCCTTGAGCAGCATTTACAAGAGCATTAGCGGAAGGCGTACCCTGTGCTGCTTGCATATTGTGTGGTGCAGAAACACTACTTGCTTGATATGTATTTGCAGCCTGTGCTTGCGGGGCTGTCTGATCGTACATAGAAGAACTGAGGCCAGACGGAACAGGCGCAGAAACAGAAGACATCTTAACATTGGTGTCTGTTAAAATTTCTTTTTGATCTTCGACTAAAAGATCAGGTACTATTTCTTGTTTGGGATCTAAGGAAGACTGTTCAGCCTGTTCGGTCTGCTCTTTTACGAGTTCTTCACTTAAAGCGTCGCCTTTTTTACCTGCTAAATTTGCCATACTTAATCCCTACTCAATACTTTATCTAGCTTATCTTCAACCCGGTGCAAAGCGTCCATAACCTTACTCATGTCGTCGCGCAGTTCCATGCGAGTTGCATATTCTTCGCGTGTCTTGTTAAGAAGGATGTTCAAACGCTTAGTTTCTTTGTTTTGTTCAGACAAGAACCAAGCCACTCCTGCCACGACCAGACCAAGCAGCGTATCTATGAGACTGGTCATCTCCATTAGATTGCGTCAGGCCAGTCATTGATTGGTGCGTTACCCGTCGGATTACCGTCTGCATCTACAGGTGTATCGAACAGGGCAATGAAGGCATCTAAGTCTGCGGCACCGTCAATGGCAGTTTCGATTGTGTTGCTTGCAGCGCGGACATCGGTGCGGTATTGACTGATATTTGCAGGGACTGAGTAAGCCGCTACTTCTGTCGCCTTGACAACGTGCCAATCAGTGGGGGCAAGCAGTGAACCCGCTGTTACTTTGGTTTGTGCTTTGTGAATTGACTTGAGGCCAAGCGTAACCATTTGGTTTCCATCCGAATCCAAAAGGGGATCACCGTTTTCATCGACTTCGTTGATGTCAGTTAGTGATCTTGGTATTAATGTGCCATCAAGGTTACGCCCCCAGTAGAAACGATTGTCGAAGGGTGCTTGAACCGCAGGTGGCTCTTCCCACACGATATTGTAACGTGTCTTTGTTGCGTCAGAGTAGCGCATCCACACCTTTGGATGCAACCGACCCGTTGAGTCTGTCCAAGCCTTTCCCGGCTTTAAGGTTTGTAATCCATGTTTCCATGCCATCGTCTTATCTCCTATCGTGCGTTGGCGTATTTAAATGGGGCTTCGGCAAAGGCGAGGTAGATGAAATTGCTGCTTTTGTTGCTAAAAGTGTTGCTTGACCGTAATTTGAAACCATTGGACAATAAATCCAGTTCATTAATTGTTGTTGTTTCTGCGCCGCTTTGATTTGCCTCTAACACCTCAGTTACATTATTTTTATTAAAAGCGTATCTTTTACTGTCGTACATTTGCCAATCAGAAGTTGAATCAGCGTCTTTCAACAAAACCCAAGCTGGCCTGAACCCTGTGTAGACAAACGTGCCATCTGTGGAACCGTTGCCGACATATTTGCCGACGGCTGAATAACCTTCAATTCCTCTAAACGCATAAAACACATATGAATCACCACTAAAATTCACAAGTTCGTGTGAACCAATAGTAAACACACTGCTGGTAAACGTGCCGTTGTTCCAAGCTGTGTTTCCTGTAGCTACTGCGGCGGTGCTGTTCAAAAGCAAGTAAGCATTTGTCGGCGTTGCTGACTGGTCTTTGTGATATACAGCCCAATCTCTTGCGTTAGTTCTGCGCTTTACAATAACCATTTCTGGAATTTCGCCTAGCGAATGGCCTATGGTCGCCCCCGCTGTGGCATTTCCTGTATAGGTTCCCACTGCAAAACCCGCATCAGGTGCAGCCGATACGCTTGACGTAATACTGCCATCAGTGTTGCTAACCGCTGTGCCGCCCGCTTTCCAGTTCCAAGCGACGTAGGTGCTTGAGCTTCTATTTACGCCAGCATCTGTCCCAAGCGTAAAGCCATCGCTGTCAGAGCTTGCTACGGTATTAGCCTCAACAGACGCACCATCAGTCAGATTTGAGAATAATCGTTCTGTGTACCCTCTGACGCTATCTACTAAGTAGTTATAGTCTGCGTTGCTTCTGCCTTTAATCCAAGTCCAATCAGGTTGAAACCCAACTCCTGTAATGCTGTTGCTTGCGCCTGTGCCAGTATACAGCACAGTGTTAAAGTAATCGTCAGCCTGTTCCGCAGCATTTGGGCTGATGTCTGGTTCTGGTAGGTTGGCTGAACAGAGGGCTAAGAAGCCGGATGGTGGGGTATAATAAAAATCGCCAATGCCGTTATCGTCTGCTGCGTTTGCAGAGCCAGTAGTCGCATCTGCGGCAAATGTACTATCCTGACCAAAGTTAGCGTGATGTGGGTCATTGCTTGATGTGCCGCCAGTTTTACTAACCATCATAACAAATGTACCCGATAGTCCAGTAAATGCAGCATTAGTTGTTGTGCCAGCCGCTATTTCAGCCGCTGTTGCGCTGTTTTGCCAAGTGCCATTTTTGCTAAACCAAATAGCACCATTATCCATATCAAGCGCAACACCAATGATGTCACCATCAGCACCCCAAGAGTCACCATATGAAGCACTAGACCCATTGTATTTATTGCCAGTACCAGCATAGTATAAATAACAATCGCTATTATTATATGGGATAGTGCTTAGATTTGTATCTTCTTTAGCGATACCAACTAACCTTACCACACTGCCAGAATCCGCTGTAATGTTTCTAGCTTCCCAATACCATTTGCCAGAGGACACAGCAAATGTGGAGTTTTGCGTACCGTTGTTACCAGCGGTTAAAGCACGAAGATTGCCTTCAGATGGCGCATTGTAATTGTATTTATCTAATGGATTCCAAGTAGCAAAATTATTAGTCGGGCTGTCCGGCACGACATCGCTGGCGGCTAGGTTGTTGGCAGTAAAGTCATTGCCATTACCAGATACATCCTTACCCAAGTCACTGCTGTCAGCATAATCCAGATAAAACCCGTTGTTGCCATATGTCAGGCCAGCCGCCGAAATATTCTTTGGCACCCATATTCCGTTTATATCTTCTGCAAAATCGTTTATATCCCCAACGGTACCATCAAGAAGCACAGTCTCAGCAAGATAAGCACCAACATACTGACCAGCATTACTGCGTTTCATTAGTGTTGTTATATGACCAGTTTCCGCAAGTTTCTCTGTTGGGCCGTGTGTGGCTTCACTAAAGCCTTTTGTCAAAGACCCATTTATATACAGTTTTACTTCACCCGCAGTGTGGTCGTGTGTAAAAAATATGTGAAACCACGCACCAGTATCTCTAAATATGGCGGCACTTTTATCCTCGTAAGCTACTCCACTTACAGTGTTGTAAAAACCTATTGTATTGTCGCTGTAATAAGTTAGAGTTTGAATATTACTAGCCGCACAACCGATAATCGCATCATAATCTGAAAACGACAAATCAGATTGTTTTATCCAAGTTGAAAACGTGCGTATATTTGTATCTGTCGCAGTACCAAAATCATTTTTGCTTAGATATGCGGTACTGCCATCAAACCGCAGAGACTGGTCAATGGTTGTGCCGTAAACGCCACCAGCTAACGCCCCGCCGGGATCACCCGCACCGCCTAGTCCGGCACCATTTGCTTGAAGAATACTCATATTATGTTAATGCCCCTGATACAGAAACCAAAACTCTATTGTCACCCGTTGCAGCTTTTACAAAGTAGGCTAAGTGATACACACCAGCGGTAGCAAGTGCTGTTAGTGCATCTGCGTTAATAGCTACCATAGCGTTGGCAGAAATTGTGCCGCCGCCAGTAGTTAAGAAGATGTTACCCGATTGACCAGCTACAGTGTTAGTAAAGGTGAGTTCATCGTCGCCTGTTGTAGTGGCTTGGAAGTTGGTGTTGTCAGCCAGATCAAACGTGATGACGTTGGTGCTTGGTGAGTCGGTTGTGATGGCATTGGTTCCGTCAGAACTCAAAGCACGTCCTGTTACCGTTACACCTGCAGCATCAATCTCTACTACAGTGGATGAAGTATCTTGTATTTTGATACTACCTACGCTACTCAAATTGTCTATGATGCTATCTGTACCATCGTGATAAATCTCTAAATCAGTTCCTGTACCAAGCTGAATTTTATCACTATCTCCACCTACAAAACCGTCGGATGTAACAGACCCTGTAATGCTGATATTGCCTGTACCAGTAATATCGTTACTGTTAAGATCAAGGTTGCCACCAAGCTGGGGCGTAGTATCGCTTGCAACATCAGTTATAAAACTCCCTGTAATATCGTTGTCAAACCCTGACAGCGCAATATTGGCTTTAGTTAATTTCTTTTGGTTTCCAAGAGAATCAACTACCGCAAAGAAATCCCCGTCACCGTCTGAAACCGACGTGGTGAGTTCGTTCAGGTCAAGCGATAGAGTGTGAGAAATACCTTCCCCAGATGTAGCACCCGTAGACGCCAGACCTGTTCCGGCTGTAATATCAGATGTGTAATCTCCTGTTGTGTCTGTGCCCAAAGCAACTGAGTTGGCTTGAATTGTAGCTGTGCCTGTTACATTGCCTGAACCGTCAAATGAGGCTGATGTCCATACCACATCGCCTGTCATCCCGATTGTGCGTCCTGTTGCAAGGGCGGTAGCCGTGTCGGCATTGCCAGTCACGTTACCAGTTACGTTACCAGTAACATTACCTGTTACGTTGCCCGTTACGTTACCTGTGAGGGCGGCTGTTACTGTCCCTGCAGAAAAGTCACCACTTGCATCTCTAAATACGATGGTGCTTGCTGTATTGGCGTCGGTTGCATTTGACGTAACAGTAAACGTCCCGGATTCTGCGTTTACAGAGCCGCTAAGACCGTTGCCTGACGTTGCACCTTGTTCAACGTAGGAACCTGTTGTCTTAGTTCCTAGCGCAATAGAGTTTGCAGCAATTGCTGTTGCTGTAACAGCGTTAGCCGCCAAACCACTGGATGTGATTTGCGGTCCCTCTCCTGTTGTTCCATCGTGACTGTGACCAGTAGATGAGTTAAATGCAGCTACAATTGCATCAAACTCACCGTCCAAATCAGCAGCGTTAATAACGTTACCGTCTGCAATGTTGTTTGGGGTATCGTTACGAGTATATCCTGTACCCATATCTATTATCTCCTTCCATAGAGTCCGTATTGTATGGTTGCAGAGTCTATGGTAAATGTAGAGTCAAGTGTCTGACCCAATGTTTCGTATAGGATTGATACGGTAAATCCTGAACCCGTTACTGGCTCATCATAAATATACCTAGCTTTGTTGCCGTACGTTGATGTGCCATATACGCCAGCACCAAAAACAACAGATGTCGCACTTGCATTGTTTAAGGTAACTGGTAGTGGTTGTACTGAACCCGACTGGTCAAAGTCGTATTTAATAGACATCTGTAGTTCAAATACACCGTCTGTATCTATAAAAGTTGTATTTCTAAATACTGTCTTACGTAAGTTGGGATCTTGCAAAGGCACAAACGGTGTAGCAAAAGTGGCTGTTATGTTTGTACCGTCGAACGTATTTCCCTGTTCCATTCTGTATACGTAGTTTGTGTCGTTTGCAAAGTATATAAATTCTGTATTTCCATCGTATTCACTAAATGTAGAATAAGCCTTAAAGCCCCGCAAGTCGTTCCATGATATACCTTCTTGCAATTGTGTTGCGGCTATTGCCTTAGATGCTGACGGTTGAACTGTTACGTTATACCCAAATATTCTATACTGGCTTTTTTCTCTGATGACTATACTACTAAACGAGGTACTACTAGAAACTAAATCTAGCACATCCTCTTGGATAGGCTTCGATATTACCCCTAATCCAAAGTCACCAACACGGTCTGTAGCAGAAAACGTTCTGATACCGTCTGGCCCTAAAAAAAGTATGTCACCGCCTATTTCTTGAATAGTGTCTGCAGCAATACATCCCAGATCTTGTGAAACAGGCTGTAGGGTAAAATCTGCTACACTGCTACCCACGATACGATTTATCTTATTTTCACTAAAAATAATTAGCTGATCACGAAAAACAATTAAACCTGTTACATTATCAGCTATATTTATTATACCACCCCCAGAAGCACTTGTAAAGTCATCATCTTCATATGGAGCAGAAAAAATAACATTTTTACCGCTTGCAAGAAACACATGGTTCTTAAAATTTATTACATGACTACATGCTAAAGTATCATTATCCAAAGATGTTAGTTCTTCAAACGTCAAAGTATCAAACCGAAATGGTTTATTTGCACTATCGCCATCGACTAAAAGAAACTTTTCGTTGCCATCAAAGTCATACTTTAAAAATCTAACTTTGCTAGATCCGGCTCCGATGTTAACCCCTGCACTATTAAAAGCAGCATTGTTGGTTATTTCAGTCCAACCACTGCCTGATGATCTGTATACAGACGTGCCCCGTGCTACATATACATTATCCTTGTAGCGAAGAATGCCCCTAATCAAGCCGCTTCCCGGAATATCATTATCATCAAACTTTTCAAACCCTTCAATACGGCGATATCCACCAAAAACCGACGGTTCAAAGTTTCGTAATATTCGTGCACTTCCGGGGGCGGTTATACCATGCTGCAACGGAGACAGGTTGGTTATTAAGCCCCCCTTCAATTCAAATATGTTAGTATTCCAACGATCTGGCATCTAAATGGCCCTTGCGTATACATTTTCGTTTACATTCTGTGTACGCATACGTTTCATACCTTCTTCAAATTTTCTAAAAGACAATTGTGCAGACTCTAAGTTATCGCGGAACATATATGCGTAATACATTGCGCCATCTACAATTACATGTCGATAGCGAAAAGGAATAGTAGGAACATCTGTATCGTTGGTTAAATCTGCAGGATACATGTAATATTCATACTTCACAGAATATGCAGCATCTGGAATCGGTGCAAAAATAATGTCGCTGTCTTGTGCACGTACAACGTATTCTGGCGCAGACCCTTGAGATGCGGCTTTGTATTCTTCGTCAATAAACCGACTCACATATTCGTCGTAGGATAGTTGTGTTAGTTTACGAGCACTTTCAACAAGGGGTGTAGTCGTACGCTGCAAACGAACGGTATCAAAATCTACGTACTTTGAATTGGTTGGCAGAGGGTATCTCAACTGACCTGCAGTCAAGGTTATCTCATCAAAGTTATGATTAAAAGGCCATGCAAAGTGTGATTGGTTAATATCCCGGATTGCAGCGTTTACAGAATCTTTTAGTTGTGCGTAGACACCTGTGACAGTGGGAAAATTAGCGGAAGTCAGTTCTGTCTCATTCAACCGACGGGCAATATCATTTGTTAATCCTAAAAAATCGTATGCCATCTAGTTTTTCTCCACGACACGAATCCGTGCTTCCTGCTCAAATATAGTCGAGATGCTTGTCGTCATTCGGCAAATAATATTGTATTCTTGAAAGTTGGTTCCCAAGCCCAAGTACAAGGTAGCTACCGTGTCTGTGTTGGTGCTGGTAACGTACTGCAAACCGTTTACAATGTCACCTTGATTGAAGGTAACAAACGCGCTTGTTGACGGATCGTAAACCTTCCAAGCCACACTGCTAATAATGTGTGTTTCTAATATGTTTGTCCAGTCGATAGAATAATCTACCTGATCATCTGGATCTTTATCTTGCCACTTAATAGACATTACGCAACCCTTCTTGCTTGTGACGGGGTTAGTATGAAGGTTCTGGATCTGCTATAACCAAGTACGGGAATAACTAGGGTTACGCCTGTGTACGTTCCTGCACCAATCGAACCTGTCATACCTACAGATGTGACGTGGTGGGTGTTTGAAAAGGTGAGACTACCAACAAAACCTGTAGCACTAACACTAATAAGACCTTCATCTGGGTTTTCAAATACTGTGTTAACAGTACCTGTTGCAGATACACCAGTTAGTCTAGTTCCCGGATTAGCACGTAAGCTTCCTACGCTTCCGGTTCCCTCTACGCCATCCACAGTCTTACTTGCGGCAGGGCCTTTACCTAAAACGTTACCGATTTCGGCTGTGGCTGATACACCAACAAGACGCTCAGATAAGTCGATTTCAAAACC